CAAGGAAAAGGCTGAGGAAGATGCAGCTGAGTACCGCCGTCAGTACAACAAGTATACCAATGATCTGAATGATGTGCGCCAGGAGAAAGCAGAGCTTCTTGAGCACGCAGACCTGCCGCTTCCCGGTTTGTCAGTAAAAGATGGAGAGCTGGTGTACAACGGATTCCAGTGGGACAACATGTCTGGCGCGGATCAGCTGAAGGTGTCTACCGCAATCGTGCGCAAGCTGAACCCGAAATGCGGGTTCGTACTGCTGGATAAACTGGAGCAGATGGATCTGGATTCCTTGAACGAATTTGGTCGGTGGCTGGAAGCAGAAGGGCTGCAGGCAATTGCCACCCGGGTAAGCACCGGTGATGAATGCTCAATATTGATAAGTGATGGATATTCCTATGATAAAAATGGGAAACCCAATACTTCACAAAAAGTAGAAGACAAAAAAGTTTGGAAAGCAGGTGAGTTTTAATGAGAAAAAAGTTAAAAGAAGCTCGCCAAGAAGTAGGCATGACACAGCAACAAATGGCTGACCAACTTGGTATAAGCCTCAGATATTATCAGCATATTGAAGCTGGACAGCGCACGGGAGATTTTGGCATATGGGATGAGTTAGAAGATATTACTGGTGTCCATCAAAGAATTCTTCGGCAGAATGAATCCAGTCATCCCTGCAAAGAAGGTAGTCAGTAGAAACCATCAATATATCAGCAATCTTGACTAAGGTTTGCAAAGAAGGTTCTCTTTTACCGCTTTCGTAAAATTGGTATGCGCGTAAAGAAAGTTCCAGCTTATCCGCCATATATTGAGCAGTAAGACCATTTTCTTTACGTAGTTCATGTAAGCGTTTTGAAAACATAGACATCCCTCCTAGTCTAAAAATTACTTGACTATGAACAAATCGTACATTATAATACGAATAAATTCTACGAACAAAATGTTCATAGAACAATACGTTCATATTACAAGGAGGAGAGACTATGAGTAGTAACTTAGAATCTTTGGTGAAAAAAGCTGTGGCACTTGATTGTGGAAATTATTACTTACGGTGTTCAGAACTTTTGGAATTGGCAGAACAATGCCAAAACAATTTCATCAATGGTTCCTATATTCTTTTTAAGATTGGCTTTTTAAAAGGGCAACGAGCCGAAAAAGCAAAGAAGAAAAAGAAGAGACAGAGGGAGGCGGCGTGAGAATGGGACAACCAATCAACCTTACCGGGCAAAGATTTGGAAAAGTAGTAGCGATTGCACCTACATCAAAACGAAAACTCAATGGAGAAATTATTTGGGAGTGTCATTGTGATTGTGGAAATATTTTCTATGCGGGAACAGGAACGCTTAGATATGGAACGACACAGTCTTGCGGATGTACGCATCATGAAAATGCGGTTTTGAACCCTCCAGCAAAAACACATGGAGGAAGCCGCAAAGATCGTTTATATCGTGTCTGGAGAGGGATGATAGATCGTTGTTATTATCCTTCACATAATCGTTATCAGGACTATGGAGGAAGAGGAATATATATTTGTCCAGAGTGGCGATATGATTATGCTGCATTTCGTAGTTGGGCGTTAAGTCATGGATACGATGAATTCGCACCTCGAGGAGAATGTACCATTGATAGAATTAATGTTGATGGACCATATTCACCGGAAAATTGTAGGTTTGTAACAATGAAAATTCAGGCAAGAAATAAAAGAAAGAAGGCGTATTGAATGAAAATTATCAGAGGGAAGATCCCCAGCGCAAAGAAGATTGTGATCTATGGCCCGGAGGGGATTGGAAAGTCTACTTTTGCATCCCGGTTTCCGGATCCGGTGTTTATTGACACGGAGGGAAGCACCAAGGATATGGATGTGGCCAGATTTGAGAAGCCGAGTAGCTGGACAATGCTCATGGACCAGGTGCGCTATGTGCGTATGAACCCATCCATCTGTAAGACGCTGGTAATTGATACCGCTGACTGGGCGGAGCAGATGTGCGTGGCAGATCTGTGCGCACGGTACGGCAAAAAGGGCGTAGAGGATTTCGGATATGGAAATGGCTATGTTTACGCAAAGGAAGAGTGGGGTCGGTTCTTAAATGCCCTGGAAGAGGTTGTAGAAGCCGGAGTCCATGTGGTACTTACCGCCCATGCTCAGATGCGCAAGTTTGAGCAGCCGGACGAGCTGGGGGCTTATGACCGGTGGGAGCTGAAAATTGGTAAGAAGACATCTTCCCAGACAGCGCCGCTCTTAAAGGAATGGGCTGACATGGTTCTTTTTGCAAACTATAAGACATGGTCCGTGGCTACGGATGATAAGGGCAAGAAACGGAAAGCACAGGGCGGCGCCCGTGTGATGTATACTTCGCACCATCCATGCTGGGATGCAAAGAACAGGTATGGACTTCCAGAAGAGGTACCATTCGATTATGAAAGCATCCGCCATATCATCGAGGGCGGAAGCGCAGCTGCGAACCATGCTGTTGAAAGCCCGGCAATGGATCATCCGGTCACACCACCGACACGGCCAGTGCAGGCACCGCCTGTAACAAATCCTCAGAGCGCAGCCACACCGCCGACCAATACCCAGCCTGCGACCGGGATGCCGCGTCATGATCCACCAGCTCAGCCTGCAGGCAATCCGGTACAGCAGACGATGGATCTGACACCGCCGCTTATGGATACCGGACAGGCAGCCATGGGGGATACATCCGCTTTTCCGCCGGATCCAAGGATCCCGAAAGCGCTGCGGGATCTGATGATCGCGAATAACGTCTGCGAATGGGACATTCAGAGCGTGGTAGAAGCACGTGGATACTTCCCGGCCGACATGGACGTATGGGACTATCCGGAGGACTTTATTATGGGGGTACTGGTTGGCGCATGGCCGCAGGTGTTTGCCATGATCAAGGAAATGAAAGAGAAAGACGCAATACCATTTAATTAGGAGGGTGTAGTTTATGAGCAACACAGAAATGCAGAGAGAATTCGGATGGGATGATACGATCACCAAAGATGCAAGCGATTTCGTCGTACTTCCGGAGGGGGACTATGATTTCACGGTCGAATCCTTTGACCGTGGCCGTCACAACGGTAGCGACAAGCTGCCGGCATGCAACAAAGCAATCTTAAAGATTCGTGTCGAGGCACCAGAAGGAGAGGTTGTCCTGACGCACAATTTGTTTCTTCATTCAATCACGGAGGGAATGCTGTCAGCATTCTTCACGTCTATCGGCCAGAAGAAGAAGGGCGAACCATTGAAAATGAACTGGTCTATGGTCCCCGGATCCAAAGGCCGTCTTAAGCTGGGAATCCGTCATTATCAGAAAGATGGGGAGGACCGCACCATCAACGAAATTAAGAGATTTTATCCAAAAGAAGCGCCGAAATACACACCAGGGAGCTTCTAAGCCATGGTGAAGATGGAGTTAAGGCCATATCAGCAGGAAGCAAAAGATGCCATATTCCAGGAATGGGAGAAGGTAGACAGGACTTTATTGGTCCTACCTACCGGCTGCGGCAAAACGATCGTATTTGCAAAGGTAACAGAGGAATGTGTGCGCCGTAAGCACCGCGTTCTGATCCTGGCGCACAGAGGTGAACTGTTGGAGCAAGCATCTGATAAGATTGCAAAAGCAACCGGGCTCCGTTGTGCTGTTGAGAAAGCAGAAGAGACCTGCATCGGCAGCTGGTACCGGATTACGGTCGGCTCCGTGCAGTCGATGCAGCGGGAGCAGCGTCTGGCGCAATTCTCCCCGGATTATTTTGGCACGATCATTATAGATGAGGCGCATCATTGCATCTCAGACGGCTATCAGAAGGTTCTGCAGCATTTCCCAAAAGCGAAGGTACTGGGCGTAACAGCAACTCCGGACCGGGGTGATATGCGGAATCTTGGGTCTTATTTCGAGTCACTTGCATATGAATATACGCTTCCAAAAGCAATCCGAGGCGGATACCTGTCTCCGATCAAGGCGCTGACCATTCCACTGAAACTGGACTTATCCAGTGTGGGTGTGCAGGCGGGAGACTTCAAGTCCGGAGAAATCGCCACTGCGCTTGATCCATACCTGTACCAGATTGCGGATGAGATGGCAACATATTGTATGGATCGGAAAACGGTTGTATTCCTGCCACTGGTAAAGACCAGCCAGAAATTCCGGGACATTTTAAACGAGAAGGGCTTCCAGGCTGCAGAAGTCAATGGGGACAGTAAAGACCGCGCGGAAGTGCTTGCAGACTTCGAACAGGGAAAATATAACGTCCTGTGTAATTCCATGCTTTTGACAGAAGGGTGGGACTGTCCGTCCGTTGACTGCATTGTAGTGCTCCGGCCGACAAAGGTGCGCAGCCTTTACAGTCAGATGGTGGGACGCGGTACCCGGCTGTATCCGGGCAAGGATCATTTGCTTCTGCTGGACTTTTTGTGGCATACCGAGCGTCATGAGCTGTGCCATCCGGCAAACCTGATCTGCGACAACGAAGACGTAGCAAAACAGATGACGAAAAATCTGGAAGAAACTGCTGGATGTCCGGTTGATCTGGAAGCTGCAGAAAAGCAGGCTACGGAAGATGTGGTAGCCCAGCGGGAAGAATCCCTTGCGAAACAGCTGGCTGAGATGAAAAAGAGGAAGAAGCAGCTGGTGGATCCTCTGCAGTTTGAAATGAGCATTCAGGCCGAAGACCTTTCCGGATATGTGCCGGCTTTCGGCTGGGAAATGTCACCACCAAGTGACAAACAGAAGGCAGCGCTTGAAAAGCTTGGAATTCTGCCGGATGAAATCGATAACGCAGGAAAGGCTACGAAGCTTCTGGAGCGTCTGGATAAACGGAAGGCGGAGGGGCTTACGACGCCGAAGCAGATCCGGTGCCTGGAGCGGTACGGATTCCAGCACGTGGGAACCTGGAGCTTTCAGGCTGCAAAAAACATGATTAACCGGATTGCGGCAGCAGGATGGAGAGGTGCGCCAAAGGGCATCGTTCCGCAGGAATATGTGCCGGAAGGGGAGTAGGATAAGTAATGGATAATCAGCTTGATTTACTGGATGTACTGGAGCATATCAATCC